ACATTTCAAAGTTGACCAAACCCTCATCCACGTTCACAATCTTGATATGATTGTGTGTGAAATAAACTGGATCGTCCTTACACTTTAGGAACTCTTGTACATGTTCCTTAGTGAATTCTTGTGTTGTATTAGCCTTCTTTAGATTCGGATTACCAAGATAGATGTCACTTGCTGTAGGCATTATTAACCAGGAGGTTTGGGATTATGGTAATCATTATATAGCTTGTTATTCTTTTTATTTAACTTATCAAGTATGTCTTTAATACCTGCTCTTGCTTCAGGGTTATCACCTTCTGGTTTATTAGTTTTCTTTCTGTAAAGTTGATTAGGTGATCCACCAGCACCTTGTGAATTTTTTGCATTCACTCTTTGTTCTAATGATTTACCAGATTCACCAGACTTATCTTTATTTCTTCTTCTTGTAGATTGATATATCATTCCACCAGCACCAACTGCTGTCATAAGTGCTCCAGCAACTTTTGGTGCCCAGATAGGAGAAGTAATAGCAGCCGTAGCAGCAAGTTCTGTAAAATGTTTGAATGATTTTGATTCTTTTACATCTTCATTATCATACCCTGAAGTAAAAGCACTTAGACCTTTCTTTGCAGCACTGCCTACTTTACTAACAGTCTTATTGATAGCATCTTTACTAGGACCTTTGATTCCTTTTCCCTTTTTGTTTCTATAAGGTTTCGGTTTTCTTTCATCCTTCACTTCATTATCTCTCTTACCCTGAGTTGCAAGAGCAGAACCTTTGTCAGGTTCACGAGTTGCTAATTCATTATCCTTTACTTCTTTTGCTTTTATATCATGGGTTCTACCAGGTGTTTTATAGTCAGATGGTTTCATCTTACTGACTTGTTCCTTTATACCTCTAATCTTGGTAATTATTTTATCAAGTTTTTTTACCTTTGAAGTGGATGATATAGTTCCAGTTGTGATACCACTTCTTACAGCATCTGCAAGTTTATTAGCACGGGCATCTCCTTCTTTGAGAGCACCTGCCTTTTTCGCATCATCTTTCTTTTGCTTTAAAGTCAATAAAGCATACTCTAATCTTTTTGCTTTTCTAACATTAGATGGTCTCTTTCTTCTAGAAACTTCTTCTTTTCGCAAATGATTTATTACATTCTGTCCAGTATCAAGTGCAGTTGATTTTAAAGTAGACTTCAATTGATTTCCAGCCTTCTCCCTACTCTTCTTAGTAAGAAGATCTTTGACACTAATATTCTTATTTTTATCTAGATAACTACTGACACCTTGTTGGATGATGCCACCGACATCTTCTTTTTGCAGAGTAGAATTTTCCATAAGATTATTTAGCTTTCTTACCCATCTCCTTTAACATTTTTTGAAGGTCAGCTGTGCTACCTACAAACAGAGAGTTGTTAGTGACATTCTTAGGTCCACCTTTATCTTCATCTAGATCTTTCATCTTCTTCTGAAGATCAATCAACTTGTCTGTAGTATCTGCAACATGCTTGATAAGTTGACCAGCGACTTCATATGCCCTTGGATGCTGTGAGTCTTGACATACATCCAATATACCATTGACAGCTTCCTGTCCTTTCTCTACAAGGTTATAGAGTTGCCCTCTACTATACTCGTAATCTTTTGTAGGATCATCCTGTTCAGATACTCTCTTAGAGATCTTTCTTTTCTCCCTAACAATTTCAGATTTGACATCAAGTGCCTTATCTATAGGATCGTACTCATTCATTACTGAACCTCAACATCAGTTCCAGCTACAGTGCTATACTGCATACCATCATTACCGAAGAATGATTTGACTTCACTAAATCCAAAGTCATCACCAACTTCAATTTCTGCACTATCAGCAGCATCAACTTGATTTATAACATCACCAGTGTAGTGCTCACTAATGGTGCTACCAAATTGACCTCTATGTACCACCACATTGTTACCATCAATCTCCCTAATATACATGACTTCTTCATTGATTTGAATATAAGTCCTTGTATTGATACTACCCATATTACTCAATCTAATTAGAGTCTTCCTCTTATCTACATTTGCAGTTAGAGTAGAAGCAACATCGTCATTATAATCTTTGGTAGCCTGTGGAGTAACAGTATATCTTTGTGCTCTTGGTGCTCTGATAGCAGTAGAGTAATCCACTTGAACCTTCTTGATAATTCCGTTCTCGTCTGTTGGAACCTCTTGATAGAAGTATGTCTTACATACAAAATCTAAGTCATACTGAATAAATCTTCTGTTAGAAAAATCTCCTTCATACTCATCAGTAAAGGATACGTTTCTTAGAGTAAATGGTATATCTCTTTTCTCTTCTACACCTTCCAACATATTGATCGTAACAGCATACGATGGTTGAAAGAATGGTAATATCTGCTCTATGATTTGTAGAGAATCATCTTGTAACTTAGTAGCAAAACTAAGTCTAAATCCTATATCATAAGGAACAGGAAGATACATCTTCTTGACCTTAGTTTTAGAGCTAGGACTCTTCATTGTAAACTTGGTTATAGGAGATGCTTTCCTTGTAGTATCATATGTAAAGGATGTCATCTCAAATGATAACCTAGGTAGAGTCAATGCTACATTATCATCAAAATTCTGTTGTTGCTCTATTCTTGCTAAGAACCTTTGCATAGGACCATATGCAATAGGAATTTTTATTTGACTAATAGACTTACCATCACTGGCAAATTTTTTAATACGAATATTATTGAACAGTGTACCAAAGGCAATCACTGACTTACGTATAGTCTCATTGTAAAAAAAGTTGCCTAACATTATACCTCACCAAATGGATTTTTTTCTGTGAAATCTAGAATAGATGTATCTGCGTACACTTCGATTTCATCACCTGTGTTTACCACGTCATCATCATCGTAATCAATGCTATTTAGAATGTAGGCTGCACCTTTATTTGTGTAGATAGTTTCACCAACAGCAAAGTTGTCTGAAAGATTTCTTGCCAAAAGTATTCCATCTGGTTTATTCCATTTGGTTACGAATGCAGTTGTTAGTGAAGATGCACCAGTAATCATCTCTCCATAGAGGAATGTACCAGATCCTGTTGTAGATGCAGCACCGATTGTAATTGTAGGTGCAACAGTATATCCGTAACCACTGTTTGTAACTTGTATATCAGATACAATCTTAGTTGTTGTATTGATGAATGCAGTAGCGATAGCAGTTTGACCACCAGCAGGTGCAGCAGTAAATGTAACTGTAGGAGGAATTGAGTATTGTTGACCTCCAGAAGTTAGAGTTACAATACCAACAGATCCAACAGTTCCAATACCAGCAGTTGCAGTTGCACCACCACCTTGTCCGTCATCTGGAAGGAACTGTACAGTTGGTGTAGAAGTATATCCAGCACCAGGATCAGTTATCTCAACATAATCAACCAGCAGTGACTGGAAGTTTCTAGTACCAGTAGTACTTGTTATCGCAACTGCAGTAGCAGTTCTACCAGCACCTATAGGTGGAGAAATTTGAACTCTTGGTGCATTAGTATATCCACTACCACCAGTTATCATATCTATCTTGAAGATAGCACCACTTTCTAGACTGGTTACAGCAGTTGCAGTTGAACCTGCAGCAACCAATTTCATAGTTACATTATATCCAGCAGTCTCAAAATCATCGTCAACAACGTCAACACCTGTATTGATCTCTTCGTCCTCATACTCGAATGGTTCTAATGTGAGTTGATATGTATAGTTCTCTTGTAATTGATAGAAGTTATGAACATCATCTACATACTTGATCTCAAATAATATATCTCTCAATGGGAAGTAAACCAGATCTCCTTCTAATGGTCTTGTTGGGTCTTTGGATAATCCAGTTACACCTGCTAGTAATGGTTGAATATATTCTGAATATCTTACCTGAGATATCAATACCTTCATCTCAGCAGTTGATCTCACACCAAACTTAGTAAGAAGATTATATCCAGAATCAAAACCTTCGTATGATTCAATATATCCTTCTATTGGGAATGCTCTATCAAACTTTGATGTAGTTACTTCACGTAATATAGTCTTAGTATTCACAAAGATACGTGGCATATAGATGAACTCTATGCCATGCATTGATATAGTCTCGTTGATCAGATCCTGTACTAGGTTCTGTTCACTCTTACTACCTTGTAAGAAGAAGGGATTTAGTGCCATTAGCCAATCATATCCATTACAGGTAATTCAAATTCTGTTTGCATCTTATCTTCTAATGCTTGAATCTCTGCAATACCATCTTCATAGATCTGTCTACCATTTAGTTCCACACCACCTGGTAGTTTCACACCTTGGTATTTGATTAGGTTCTGACCCCACTGTTTCTTCAATAAAGCAGTGAAGTACTTTTTCAAAAATCTATCATTATAAACCTTAGTGAAATCATTAGGATCTAATACTCTATAACATTCTATAATAAGATAATCATCTTCTTTCACACTAGAGTAATCAGTGTCAAGATATAATCTGTTCTGTCTTCTATTGAATCTTATCTGCTTATCTGGATGCAATATAAAATCAATATCTTCTAGGTATCTCTTGGTCTGTGTGTAACTCAAGAGTTCCATAGAACTAAAGTAATATATTTCATTCAAAAATATCTGATACGTTAAGTTGAACATGTTAGACGCTATAGCACGACTGTCAACCTTCCAAACTTTCTCGATACCTATAACAGCATCTGGTACTTGAATAAAATTCTGTGTCTCTACAAAACCAAAAGTAGTAGTACCTACACCAGTAATGGATACACTAGGACTAGTTGTAGTAGTAATACCAATGCTATGTTCAGCACCATCTTGATTACTTGCCTGTATACTATTGACAAAATCTTCAGTAATCTTGTGCTTCAAATACATCTTTTCAACACCATCCATATGACGGTCTTGATATAGAATGATAGCATCGTCTAAAGCGTCTTCTACCTGCTCATCAGCAACGTTGATTTCCAAAACAGGATAACCTAATTGCCTCTTAGCATAATCTACTAATTCCTGTCTTGTAGCAGGGTTCGCCATGTTATAACCTACTTTTTATGTATTTATGAACGTCGAATACAAACATCTACCTGATCACCAACATTTGCAGCAATAGCATCTGCAAAGGTAACAGCAGGGTCACCAATACTATAATCAATTGTAGGTGATAATTGAACACCATTCATAAACACTTGCATATTATCTTCTGTTATAGTTGTAGCAGTTGGTGTAAATTGTGTTTGTGCTTCTGTTGCTGTAAAAGCATCTTCTGCATCATCACAAACAAT